TTTGAAGACGCTGTTTGGGCAACTTACCTCGAACTTGTCCTTGATCGGTGGAAGCGGCCCACAACTTTGATGTTCACCAAGATGAATCCGGCGCAGCTTCAGGGATGGTATTCACAGTTTTGGACACCCGGGAAAGGGTGTACTGCCAATGACTATACTGGTTGGGACATCGGGGTCGACCGGGTTTTTCTCCGGTTTGACCTGCACATTATGGAACGTGCTGGGATTCCGTCGTCGTACCGCGACACGTATTTCCATTTCCGCACCCAGTCGAATACTTACCTTGGCCCATTCCCGATTATGCAGGCTAGCGGGGACCGTTGGACGTGGCTGTTGAATTCACTTCGCAACGCCGCTTTGACCGGCGCGTCTTACGCTTGCCCCTCCGGCACCCCGGCCGCCTTTTGCGGTGACGATTCGGCTTTGTGCGGGCTGTTTTCTATGTCCAAAAGATTCAACGCTCGGCAGTGGCCCATGGTTCCAAAACCTTCCATCGGCCCTCATGTTGATTTTTGCGGATTCTCGTTTGGCAAGGCGGATCTCACGATGTCTGCTCGTTCCCTTGCCTATCGGGCTCGTATCGGACTCCAGCGCGGCGTCTCTCAACCTGACTTCTGGCGCAGCGTTGAAGACATGTTTCGGATGGTAGACTATGACGACTATGAAGCCCTTGGTGGCATTCGCCTCATCCAGGCCACCGTCGAACGGCTCGGCTGGTACGTCTTCAATTCTTGAATTCCTTTTCCCCGTCGTTCGGAAGCGCGACGTTAAACATTCCTTCCCTTGTATAGGTCCCCACACCCCCGGCGGGTGAAGCTGACAGACAGCAGACAGCTTCCTTTGGGTCCGTGTTCCCTTCCCCGTGCTTGCATTCACTTGCCGTCACGCGGATTGAGTGATCGGGAAAACCCGGTAGTAATACCGTTAGTGGTTGTACTTCCGCTTTCATTAGCGGTGCCTTCCATAGTATGTGTGCCGACGTCCCGTAGTCTGATGGCCTTCTAGGCTGGC